CGCTCTTCAGGGCCTCGGCGAGCTTGGCGACGCCCCAGCGACGGTCGAAGACGACACCTGCGGCTTCCAGCTTGGCAACCAGCGCGGCCTTCTCAGCGTCGGAACCCAGCTCGGCCGCTGCGGCGGGCGCCGCTGCCGCTGCTGCCGGCGCGGTCTGTGCTGCGTCGACAGGCGCCGCCTCCCCAGAGACAATCGCAGCCTCGGCTCCACCTTCCTCGGCACTGCCAGTCGACTGCCCAACCACCTTGATATCGGTCGGCGCTGGCTGGAGGGACACGACGGGGCCGGGCTGGCTCGGGGAAGGTGCAGCGGCGGGTTTGGTGACGGCGGGCGCCGAACCATCGAATTGCTGCACCAAGCCCTTCCCGATCAGGGTGTATGCGTATTCATCTTCGACGTTCTCGAATACCTGGCCGGCGCGCGTGGGCGAACGCGAGTCGCCGTTCGTGTCGGGGCCGAGCTTCTCCACATCGCCGCAGAAGCCCCAGAGGACTTTGATTTTCATGTGCATGGATCTCCAGTAGGTGGTGCGCCGCAGTTGCGGCCGTCACCACGTGTGCCAGCGGCTTAAGCGGCGGGCTTGAAACGGCCCTTGACGAAGGCTTCGCGGCGGCGCTTTGCCAGGCCCAGGCGCTCTTCGACCAGCAACACGCGCTGGTTCTTCACGAAGTCGTCGTTGATCATCCCGACCTTGAACAGGAAGTTCATGCGGTCGTAGATCGTCGCGCCGCGCTGGAAGTTGGCGACGAGGAATTCGCCACCGGCGGTGGAGCCGTCGCCTTCGTCCATGCTGTCCGAGGCAACCACCGGACGACCCCACAGGATCGGGGTGACGAAGCCTTGCAGGTTGGCAAACAGGTAGCGGTTCTGGCTGTCCTTCTCCAGTTCGATGTTCATCCAGTCCAGCTCGGTCATCACCGTGGCGTCGGCCGACAGCTTCGACTGCTTGCGCACCTGGTAAATCGCGCGACGGACCGTGTCGATCGACGTGTCGCTGGCCTTGGACAGGTCGTCATCGAACAGCGTGGCGTCCGTCATCAAACCCGGCAGGTTGTTGCCCAGGCCGTCGCCCTTCAGGATCTGGGCTTCTTCTTCCAGCTTCAGGTCGTAGCGCAGCAGCTGCTGCAGGTAGCCGTACATCTGCGGCACGTCGTCCAAGGTCTCGTCGGTGACCGGGATCCAGACGGCCAGCTTCTTGACTAGGTCGGTCTTCTGCTCGAAGGTGACGTTGCTCTGCGGCTTGGCGCCGCCCTCGGCCACCGGCCCGGCGCCGCGGGTGTGCAGCAGTTCGCGGAAGTAGGTGTAGCTCTGGCCGGTGACCGAGATCGAGGGGATCAGGTCACGGATGCGCAGCTCCTGACGGATGCCCGGCTGGATGGTCGGATCGAAGTTGGGGACCACGATGCCGGCGCTGGTGACTGCCTTCACTTCCATGGCGGCGAGCTCTTCCTTCTTGAGCTCGATTTCGGCCGAACCCTTTTCGCGGCCCTGCAGTGCCTTGTATTCGCCGTTGTCCTTGATGAAGTCGATGAAGCCCTTCTTCTGGCCGGGCTGGTTGCCGAGCTGTACGCCCTTTTCCTCGATCTTGAGGACCTTATCGACGACCTTCTGGATATCGTCGGTGGCCGTCTGGATCTGCTTCTTCAGTTCCGTGGTGACTTGGTTGCCCTTCTCGATCTCGGAAGAGGCGCTGTCGTACTTCTTCTGCAGGCCGGCAAAGCCGTCCTTCAGCTGCTTTTCGAGGCCTTCGCGGATCTCGTTGATGTTGTCCGGCATTAGTGAATTCCTTCAAAGATGGATTGGATGGAGTTGCCAAGCTGCTTCAGCTGTTCCACGGTCTCCGTGGCCCCGACCCCACCGTCTCGGTAGATCGCGGGAAAGCCGAGAGAGGCGACGGCTGCAGCCTCTTTTTGAGACAGGCCCATGCGCTCGCGCAGGGCACTTTCGAAAGTGCGCAGATCCGACTTGACGCTCAAGACCTGTGCTTCCGGATTCATGCCGAAAGGAACGACCGAGGCTTCCCAAAGCTCGGCCTGTTTGATGACGCGGACGCGACGCCCCTCGCGCGTTTCCGCTGCGTCTTCCAGTGTGTTGAAGCCAACGGACATCTCATCGAGTGTTCCCGCCTTCATCAGCTCGTAGGCGTCCTTCGCATAGCTGACGTTGAGGTTGACCTTGCCCTTGAGGAGCAACCCGTTGCCGTCTTGCTTGAACTCGGCATCGCCGATCAGCCGGGTCAAGTTGTGGTAGAGCGCCAGTCGAAGCCGGCCAGTGCGCGTGGTTTTCACCTTGACGAAGGCGCCGGGCACGATCAGGTCGTCGCCCAGGTCGATGTTGTTAAAAACCGAGGCGTATCCTTCGAAGTTGCCGAAATCGTCAGCAGACTTGACCTCGAAGGGACAGGCGTAAGTGCTAAGCATTTGCCGGGTCTCCCGTGCTGTTGTCGTCCCCGACCGAGTCGGGCTTATTGCTGGTCCAGCGCGTGACCTCGTTGTACTGGTCACCGTTGAGGACGGGCAGGTTCTCCTTCACCCGCACCTCGTTGATGGTCATCCAGCCGGAGCCGCCGGATCCGCCGAGGGCCGTTTTGAAGTAGTTGCCTCGCGCAGTGCTGTCCGCCCGCAGCAGCCCCTCGACCACCGCCTCAACGAACATGTTGCCGTCGCCAAACAGCTTGTCGTTGAGCTCGCTCTCGATGGCGTCTAAGTAGGGCTTCAACCCGAAGGTGACGAAGCCGCTGGTCTGCTGCTCAAGGTTCGACCCAAGCACAGACGTTGAGCGTGCCCGGTTGGTCAGGTAAAGCGGGACGCCCCAGATGCCTGCCAGCGCTTCTTCCTGAAACTGCTGCGACTCGATGAATTGGCTGTCCTTCTGCGTCATGCCGGCCGGCGTGATTGTCGGACCACCCTGCAGGATCGCCATCTTGCCCAAGTCATCCACGTCGCCCTGGCGAATGTCCGGAAGCTTGGCCTTGATCTGCGCCTGCTGCTCCTTGGTCAGGAAGCCGGGATAGATGATGTACCCACCCGTGAAGCCACCTTTGCGCATGAAACGTGCAGACCAGTCCTGCGCCGCGCGCGCGAGACCGATGGTTTCGGCCTGGCATTCGATCGGTGAGAGCCCAATGATCCCGTCCGGGCTAAACAGCTTGAAGTGCAGCATGTTGGTCGGCGATACCGGCGTCTCCTTGCCACCGATGTTCGCCCAGTAGAGCAAGCCGTCAGCGGTGTCGATTCGGACGTTGTCGGCCGCGACGGGAATCAACCCAATCCATTCGTCGTCGTCGCTGCGCTGGATGATGGCGAAGGCGTTCCCGCGCAGCGCCATGTTCACCACAATGGCTTTGATCAGGTCCAGCCATTTGACGTAGGGGTTCGGCTTGGCCAGCAGCCGCAGGAGCCGACGGCGTTGCGGGCTGCTCCCCTTTACCAGCGAGCGGACACCGTTGACATCCTCGTAGAGCTTCCAGGGCAGGCCCGAGGCCGATTCGCTCAGCACCTTCAGGCACGCCCATACGATGCTCACCGTGAGCGCCGTCTTGGAGGTCACGCGTACGCCTGCCTTCGTGCCCTTGCCGCCTACGGATAGGTCGACCTCGACATAGTTCCCAGTCACAGGGTCGTCGTAGCCGAAGAACCGCCAGCTCAACGGGTTATACCAGCGGAAGTTTGTCATCCGATCAGTCCAAAGAAGCCATTTTCGAGGTAGTCATCAATGCCGCCGGCCTCTGCCGGCATGGCATGCGCAGCGCCGAAGGCCATGCACAGGGCCACCGCCGCATCGATCTTGTTCACGGATCGCGCCTTGGAGAGCCAGCGGTTTTCCCATTTGTCGGATTCGATGACGGCCGACATGATTGCGGACACCAGAACCGGATTCCCCTTGAGCCGCAGACGGCCTTCCAGCAGTGCTTCTTCGAACAGCCGAAGAGAACCTGGCATCCACATCCCTTCAGGCGTGGGCAATCCCTGGTCCTCGGCCGCCTTCACTGCCACCTCAAGCGGCCTTCCCTTCTTCGTGCCGCCCTGGGGATGCTCGGCAAACGGCAGCGACAGCCCAAGTTCGAGCACCTCGTCCTCGAACTTGCGGAACGCATATCGGTCGTAGGCTATCAACTCGACCTGGTAGTCCCGGTCGTACTCCGCCAAGGTCTGAGCGACATGGCGGAAGCTGATTGTCTGGCCCTGCGGTGCGTGCAGGTTCCCGCCATTAATCCAGGTCCGGTACGGCAGCTTGTCGCGCAGCTCGCGCGCCGCAACCGTGTCGCCCGGGGTCCAGGCTTCCACCCACCCGTCATAGGTAGGCTTTCGGATCATCTGCGCCTGTCCGTCC